CTACAAGTTGCGAACAGCGTTGCTCGCAGAGAAGACGATGTTCTTCGCATCGCTTGCGCGCTGTAGCCAGAACGGTCTGTCTACCTCATCCGTGTTCTTCCAGTTGAGGTGCACTGCAGCGAGAACTTCGCTGGTGTTGAGTTCGGTTCCTTCGGCAAGCTCAACGATCAGCCGATCAGGAAATCGGCGAACACCTGACTTGTAGTTTGACAGTGTCGACGTCGAGATGCCGAGCTTTGCAGCCACTGCTTTGTCGTCCTTCAAGCCGTGGCGAAGCTTATAGACCTCAACTATCGTTGACAAAGTAAGCATAGCGAAACCTCATTTGCGCAGTTTTCATTTCGTGAAGTTTAATTCACGAATTGAAAACAACATGGTTGAAACCGTGGAACGCAATGTACATCAGGGTGGGAGTCGCGGACAAGCTGTGAAGCGTCCGCCTGCGAAAGCTTCCTTCGACGCGCGGCGCTTGGCGTCATTTCGCAAGCTGTTGGCCGCGAGCTTGGCTGATGGCTCGTCGACGGCCTACGTCGACCAGGTCGAGGACGAGTGCCGCCGCCTGGCCACGGGGCTGATCGCTGGCGAGCAGGTCCAGGCATGAGCGCGCGGCCTGTTGCTTTGACGTTCGATGCCTTCGCCGGCATGTGCAAGCGAGCCGAGTCTGTGCGCCAGCCGCTCCCGACGCACGTCCAGATTCGCAAGCGCGGCGAAGTGCTTTGCGGCGTGGTGCTCGATGCAGCTCCGGCCGAAGGTGGATCAACGGTGGACTTCTTCCAGGTGCGCACGCAGCTCGGCGTGACCTGGTGCGCCCATACCCAAGTTCGCGCCTGTTCGGGTGTCGATGGTCGTTGCATCTGTGAGGCCACGCCGGTTGCGTGCGGCCGCCAGGCCGCACGCTCCGGCGCGGCTTCAAAAGCCCCCCACGGTAATACGGGGGTAGCAGCATGACCAAGGGCAACCGGGTAGCAGCTGCACCGATCCTTGCAGGCCAGCGAGTTCGCTGGACGCTGGAGCAGGCGTACCAAGAGACTCAGCAGCGTGTGCGCATTGACTGGTTGCGGTTCACGTTGCCGCTTGACGCTGTCGTGCGAGCCGAGCCGATGCCCTGCCCTGTCATGGCCGAGCTGGCCGCGATGGACAAGCACGGCCGGGAGGTCGCATTGGCCGCCCGCATCGCTGATGCGTCGCTCGACTATACGGGCGCGCTTGCCCTGTCGAAGTCGTGTGCCTCGCGTGTGGCCGAACTCCTCGAGGTTTTCGAGGTCGGGCAGCCGGAAGACAGAGGCATGGACTACTACGCCGCACGGTGCCCGCTCATGTACGAAGGCGCGGTGGTCGGTCACTGCCTGGCTGGCTCGAAGTCGGCGAACCAGGCCGGCACCGTTCACGTGAACCTGCACGGTGAGGCCTGCCTCTACGTTTCGCCCGCGAAATGGCAGCGGGTGCGCGACTTCATCGCGGCCAATGGTGGATGGATCACCCGCGTCGACCTGGCTGTCGACGTGTTCACCGGCGATGAGATCACCGAGGTGGTCAACGCGTACCTCTACGGGCTGTTTGACGTGCGAGGCCAGCGCCCGAAGGAATCGCAGGCGGGCTCGTGGATCAGCGGGCACAGCCGCACGCAGTACGTCGGTAAGCGTGAGACGGGGAAGATGTTCCGCGCGTACGAGAAAGGCGATCAGCTCTTTGGCCCTGAGGCGAACGACCCCTGGATTCGCTACGAGCTGGAACTGCGCAACAACGCGCGCATTCTCGACCTCGACGTTCTCACCAGGCCGGCCGACTTCTTCGCTGGCGCCTACGAGTTCACCGAGGCGCTTCTGCAGCGCCTTCAGGTCCGCGCCGATCCGCAGTCCATTCCTGCCGGTCAGAAGCTGCGTGATGCAACCGCAGAGGCTGCAGTGACGCGTGTCGTTCGCAACGCTGAGCGCGCATGCCTGCCCTCGCTCGTCGCCATGTGGGACTTCGGTGGCGACCTCATCGCCGACCTGGTCACGAAGCATCGCGAGCGCGTGCCGAACCGGCTCAAGGGCTTCTCAAGGGACGCCGTCCAGCAAGCATTTTCCAAAGTCGCAGCGTCGTTCGCCCCGGACTCTGCGCCGTCGTCATCGGGGCATGAAAGGCAACAGCAATGAAGTTCGTTTCGCAGGTCAAGGTCACCGGCATGAAGCCCAGCAAGGGCGTGATGGAAAACGGCACGTCGTACGACTCGACAAAGGTCTACGTCGAAACCGCGCTCGACGACACGAAGGGCAAGGGCTTCGCGTCGGCCGAGTACAGCTTCGGCGTGGCCGCCGAGTTCGACAAGTACCGCCACCTGACCTTCCCGTTCATCGCGGACGTCGAGATGGAGATCGTCTCCAGCGGCAAGGCACAGAAGACCGTCGTTCGCGGTGTGAAGCCCGTGGCGAACGTCAAGGCGGGCTGACATGGCGCGCTACCTGATCCAGTCCGCAAGGACGTTCAAGTTCATCCACGCATCGCCGGTGACCGGCGACGTGGACTGGACTCCGTCCCTGCTGACGGCGATGCAATTCGGCATCGTGGAGGAAGAAGAACAGGTGGCGCAGCTCATCGAAGACCACTTCGACCGCGGCAGCGCGATCACGATCGACCTCGACGAGGGCGGCCAGTGATTTCGCACGCGAAACAAGGGGCGCCGCTGTGATCTGCGCAGACATCGTGACGCTTGAAAGCGGAGCGCAGGTCATCGCACCAGCGCCGACGCAACCGGCAGACCTCGGAACGTGCGCGGTGGTTCTCGTGCCCGGCTCCGAGCTGTCTGCTCTCTCTGGAATTTCCTTCCCCGCGCCAGCCGATGCGACGACCGTATGGGCGTGGGGTTTCTCAATGGTGGTCGGCTGTTACCTCATCTCGTGGGCAGCCGGTACGGTCGTCAACTTTGTGAAAAGGAACTGAGATGACGAAGCAATTTCAACGCGGCCTGCTGGTCGCTGGTGTCCTGGCCGCTGCCGGCGCTGCGAATGCCGCAGCCCCGGACTACACGACCTTGACCGCGGCCGTGGACTTCTCGTCCGTGGCGACGGCCATCCTGGCAATCGCGGCGCTGATGATCGTCCCGGGCGTCGTGCGCTGGGGCGCCAAGCGCGTGATCGGCATGGTCGGTCGCTGATAGCGGCCTGCCCCTGGCTCGGGAGAGTCGGGGGCGTTCTTCCCTTCACCTTCGGGGCTTCACATGTGGATGATCTTCTTCGCTTTCGCAGGCGTGATCTGCGGCATGGCGGCAGTCATGGGGTTTGCTCATGCGTAGGGGGTTCCACTTCCTCTTCGTGTCGGCCCTGTGCATCGCGTGCGCCTGGGTGTCAAGCGCACGTGCTGGGGAAGGCGTCGCCTACGCAGTGAGCCAGTACTGTGCCGGACAGGTCTTCAGCTCGCCGGCGGAAGCAGCTGCGTGCATCATCGCAAAGCTGAAGCAGAACGACGCGCTGCACCCGGTGCCATGGAAGTTCCCACTCGTTGACGGGAACTGCGCCACGCCGACCGTTGCGGGCGCGGCCCAGTGCTCGGGGCACCGTAATGCTCTTTGCGACGCGCCCTGGACTGGCTCTTACGACGGAACTACCTGCGGTCCGTTCCCGCCGTACGTCGATAACGGGATCTGGACTGCGACGATCACGCTGATTACCGTGACGTGCAACGCCAATGACGTTGTCTCCAATGGGTACTTCGACATCGGCACCAACTCCGCGGCTTCGCCGCTCATCATTCAATGCCGGGCCGGCTGCGAGTCGGTCTTTGACGGTACGTCGCCCGCAGGATCTGCCCTGACTGGTGGCGTGAAGCACTTCTACGCACGCGGGTCGTACATCAAGACCGGCAATCAATGCTCGGCGCCGAACAGCGCTGGTGACCCGCTCGGCGGTGTGCCGCCTGACTCCTGCGGTCCCGGCCAGGTCATGGGCACTGTCAACGGTAAGCCCAGGTGCGCCACGACGGGTCCGGCCGGTACGCCGACAACGGCGCCGAACGGGAGCCCGACAACGAGCGGTCCGCCGGGAACCGCGCCGACATCGCCGACGACGTCGACAGGCAGCACCTCGACGTCATCGAACCCGGACGGCAGTACGACCACGACGACGACAAACACGACGAACTACAGCGGTGGCGGTTCGTCCACGACGACGACGGTCACAAACAACTACCCGGATGGGCACTCGACGAGTACGACGACTACGACGGGGTCGGGTCCTGGTTCGTCTTCTGGTGTCACCCCTGGCTCCTCCAATGGCGAAGAGGGTGACCCCGGGGAGGAGAACCCGTGCACGAGCAATCCGGCCTCTGAAGGGTGTGGCGGCAACCCGACCGCACCCGGGAGCATCCGCACCCCAGGTACGCGCACGGTCTCCGATGCCATCGGTGACGCACGCAACGCGTTCCTCGCATCCGGTGTCGGCCTGGCTGTCGGCAACTTCTTCACGCTGTCGGTCGCAGGCAGTTGCCCGAGCTGGGCCTGGTCGATTCCGTGGCTGAACGCGCACGTGGACTTCAACGTGTTCTGCGCGTCGTTCGCGATCGCTGCGTTTGGGGTCATGAAGGCCGTTCTCTTGTGCGTGGGCGCGTGGTTCGCGTTTCGCACTGCCATGGAGTAGCCACCGTGCTTAAGCAATTCACTGACTGGCTGTTCAGCCTGGTGAAGGCGGTCTTCTCGGCTGCCTGGGATTTCGTCGTCGACATCGTCGTGCACCTGCTCGACTTGGTGCTCGGCACGCTCGTCTCGCTGTTGGCGGCCGTGCCGGTGCCGGCGTTCATGACCGGGGGCCTGCAGGCGGTCTTCACCCAGGTGGACCCCGGAATCCTGTTCTTCGTGAGCGCGTTGGGCATTCCCCAGGTGTTCGCGATGTTCGGTGCCGCCTACCTGTTCCGCCTTGTCCGCAAGGTCGTCACTCTCTTTCAATGGTGATCGCATGATCATTTTTCACGAAGGCCTGCCCGGCTCGGGCAAGAGCTACGAAGCTCTGTGCTATCGCATCATCCCTGCCCTGGCGAAGGGGCGCGCCGTTGTCGCCTACGTCGAAGGCCTCGATCACGAGCGCATCGCTTCGCTTGCGAAAATCTCGGTGGATCGCTGTCGCGAGCTGCTCACTCCGTTGACGAGGGAACAGTGCGCCTCGGTGCTCGATCACGTCAAGGACAACGCCCTGCACGTGTTCGATGAGGCGCAGAACTTCTGGGGCAACAAGGAACGCATGTCGAAGGACATGACGGAGTTCGTCACCGAGCACCGGCACCGCGGCATGGACATCGTACTGATGGGCCAGGACTATCGCGACGTGCACTCGCTCTGGCGTCGGCGCATCGAAATCAAGCTGGCGTTCCTGAAGCTGTCGGGCATCGGTGCCGCGAAGTCGTACAGCGTGACGACCTGGAAGCACAAGGGCGGCGACGACTACGTGAAGGTCGGCACCGAGGTGCACAAGTACGACCCGAAGTTCTTCGGCACGTACAAGAGCCACACCAGCGATGAGATCAACACGGGCGACTACAAGGACGGTCGCGCGATGATCTTGAACAATGCCGGTTTCCGCTACGGCGTACCGGTCGTGATTGCCCTGGCTGTGTGGGGCGGGTTCAAGGCCTGGGCGTTCTTCCACCCGCAGCCTGTCCCTGCGACCGCTCCTGCCGCCGTTGAGCGTCGCCCTGCGGTGATGGCGGGCGCGTCCGCACCTGGCCCTGCAGCCACGGCGGCACCGGTCCCCGCGAAGCCCGACGCGCGATCGGTTCAAGAGCGACGGTTCGCCGATCTATCGGGCAAAGCGCGCATCCGCCTGGCGGGGTTGATCTCCATGGGACGCCGCACGTCCGGCTATATCGAGTGGGTCGACGGCAATACGCACGTGATGGAACGGCTAACCCTCGATGCCTTGCGGGACCTGGGTGTATCCGTCGTTCTGAGCGAAGGCAGCGTGCGCCTGACGCTCGGTGAGTGGAGCGAGCTGGCCACGTCCTGGCCTCTGGAAGCCGAGGGGCGTGTGTCCGAAGCCCGCTTGGAACGCATGCGGCCCGAGCGTGAACTGCAGGCCGATACGCCATTCGCCGCGATGTCGTTGGGCGGTACGCGCCCCGCACCTCCATCGCGTGAACCTGCGGGCGACATGTCGGTGTCCACTCGCCGCCAGTAG